TGCGGTTCGGCAACGGATCGGTCATCAAGATCTTCACGGCCGGATCGAAGTCCGGCAAGGGCGCAGATTCCGTCCGTAGCCAATCCCCGCGGCGTATCCGGCTGGAGGAGCAGGACTACCTGGCGGATAAGGATTACCAGGCCATCATGCCGCTGATGCGCCGGTTCAAGAACATCACCTTCCATGGCTCCTCGACCCCGACCGGCCTGCGCGGGATGTTCTGGCAGATGTGCAACAAGCTGCCGGACTACAAAGAGTTCTTCCACCCGATCATGGATCACCCGAACTGGGGGACCGATCAGCTGAACGAGGAAGTCTGCCTGGCCGAGGCCCAGACCCTCGAGAAGTATCGTCACGAATGGCTGGCCGAGTTCGGCGACCCAACCGCCGGCGTGTTCAAGTCTGCGTTCGTTGACTGGGCCATGAAGCCCTATAGCCTCAAGACTCTCATCTACGACGCGAACAAGCGTCATGTGATGGGGATCGACTGGAACGGCAAGGGCACCGGCACCCGGATTGTGGTCACTCAATACGACCCCACCACCCGCAAACGGCGCGTGGTTCACCACGAGGCGATCGACGACGACAAGGCAACGACCAAGAAGTCCTTCAACAGGATCGTGGAGCTGAACAAGCTTTGGCACTGCGACTATGTGTACGTCGATGCCGGCTTCGGCTTTGTTCAGGACGAACTCATCAAGGACATCGGCGTTCAAGCCGGCACATTTGATTCGGACACCGCGAAGCTGAAGTACATCAACGTCGTCGACTTCGGCGCCAAGCTGGAGACCAACGCTCTGGTTCCCAACCGGGACCCTGACTCGAAATACCTGCCCAACCCCAAGGACGACATTCTTAAACGGCGCACCAAGCCGTTCATGGTCGAGGGCGTGGTCATGGCCTTCGAGATGGAGCTGGTGGAGGTTTCGCGCGAATATGCACTGCTCGAAGAACAGCTTCGTGGCTTCCGGGTCAAGACCTGGACCAAGGGCGGAGCTGCCGACACCTACTCGACTGATGCCGACTCCGGCGATCACGATCTCGATGCTTTCATGTTGTCGATGCTGGGAATCGAGCTGAACTACGGTCTCTGGCACACCAAGGAGACCGTCAGGCGTTTGGTACAAATCGCCCATGTGTCAGGCTGGGGATTGCCGTCCACTGTGATCAACCAGCAGGCGTTGTCACCTGTTCAGGCACCTGGACCGCCGGCTCCGCCATCTACCGAGAGGATCCGCGAACTCAAGCGCGACACAGCCGGTGTTCCTGCGCGTACCAAGCCGGAAAGCAACCTGCAAGAACAGTATCGTTTGCTGCACATGGCGCGCCAGAGCTTCACCGTGGCTCCTGCCAATTCGCCAGGCGGAGCCGGCAATGGTCGCGTGCCTTCTCGTACCAGTTTCTTTCAGAGTTCAACCCGACCCGGTTTCAACAGCAACAACCGGCGCTTTGGTGGTGGTTAATGGCCAACGGAGATCCTCAGGACAACATCGCGGCGAGTGTGGCAGCTAGTTATGACATGCCGATCGCGGTCTCGGTCATTGAGAAACTGTCCAAGTTTCCGTTCCTCCAGCAGCTGGGCTACAACGGCCAATTGAACTGGCTGCAAGGAGGGTTCCTCGGGCTGCAGGACTTCTTCGATGAGATGACCACCTATTCGAGCGCTGCCGACATCCTGCAGATCGCCTGGCAGCTCATTCAGAAACGTGTACCGCTCAACCTGGATGTGCAGAAGAACCTGTACACGACGGATTCGATGGGAACGGTTGGTAACGCCTTCCAGCAACTGGTCGGTTTCCAGCAGACCTTCGCCGTCAACCCAGACGACCTTTCCGATTCAACCGGCAGCGCAGTCGTTGCCAGTAATCTTCCGAGTTCTTAATGGCCTTCGAGTCAATCCAGTTCAAGTACACTCCCCCGCCCACTGTCGCCGCGGCCCTGCCTACTGCGCAGGCCGCGCAACCTGTGAGCTTGGCCACCGGCGCCAGCCTGACGAACTCAGGAAGCGCCGCTGCGAGTGCATCGGCCGCCGGAAAGCTGATTGCCAGACTGGCCGACTTGCTGGATACCAATCAGTATCTGCAGCAGATAATCCTCGCAACGAGCACGGGACTGGGTGTTGAATTCGATCCATCTGTGGATCCGGAAACGGCCCGAGCATTGCAGACGATCTATTCGAACCTGCCGGTGCCGACTTCACTGACCATCAGCATGTATAACCGGATGCTCGATGCCAAGATGACGGCATTGCAGATTGAATCTGGTTTGGGGACAGGCACAGCCTACGAAACAAACCCCTTCCAGAACTCAGCCGTCACCCAGATCAACCAGGCCATCGAAAGTGGCCTGGTCAGCAGCGGGCAGTCTCAATTCCAGACCGCACTGCTTCTGGGTCCGCTGAAAGGGGACGCGGTCCTGCTCAACAACATGACCGCTCAGCTGTCGCAGTATCCCGTCATTGCAGCGCCGGGGACGCCTTCGATCGCCGTCAACAACCCCAATCAGATCTCGATTCTGGGACAAGACGTGTCGCCGGCGCTGGCGAGCACCCTGAACAGCTCGCTCGATTCCTTTCAAAGTTCCTACGCCTCGGTCTACCAACTGACTGCAGGGGTCGGTGTCGTCGCCCAGGATGTCAATAACGTCCTGAACCAGTTCTTCCTGGAACCTCCCACCAATCTGGTGCGAATGATCCCGATGCTGCAGGCGCTCCAGGGCTTTTCACAAGCACCGCGCTTGGATTCAATCGTCAACGGGATGACAGGCACGGTGTTCGTTCAGCTCATCTCTGAAGCGGCCGGGATGGTCACAATGGCCGACCGGTTCATGCAGACTGCCGTACAGCCGCTTAAAGGCAGCACTTCCAACATCGGTCAGATGGTTTCGCAGATCCAGGCAGCCTCAGCTATGGCGAATGTGGTTGTCAACGGAGCGAAACAGAACTTCGTCAACACGACCGGCGGCCTCAAGGGCTGTTCGTTGGCCTACAACAGCGGCTTGCCAACGGCGCCTATCAGCTCATCTGCGCTGGTGCCGGCAAGCACTTTCCAGGTTCCCGGAGTCGGAGCGATGACTCCTGGCCTGATGACTTTGGCCACCCACCTCGATTGGGCAAACACGACAGTCAGCAATCGGGTCTCAGTGATTCAGGAGTCGTTCCAGAAACTGCTGAACCGCCGCACAGGCGATATGAATGCCCAGATGGACATCATCGCCAGTACCCAGGCTCTGAACACCCTGACTCAACTGGCCAAGGCCGTGATGACCTACAACAGCAGCCAGCCCGCCGTGGGCGCCACCAACTCTGTCACTCAGACCGCGGCCGTGAGCCAGATCCTCAGCGGAATGAGTTCGACAACAGGTACTTCCTTCGTTGTCACCAACGGCCAGATGCAGGCCGTTTCCCCCACAGTCCCCGCACCGCCCAGCAACGTGCAGAAGGTTCTGACCAACGGCGGCGTGAATCTGATCGTCGCATCCTCGTCGACTGTACAAGCACCCACCATCGGAGCAGTGAGCTAATGCCACGCACACCAGACACCACTCTTCAGGACAACGCAGCAGCCCGGGTCGAACGGCTCATGGCTTTTGTCGATGGCACATCCACCAAGGCCAAGCCCGGCAAATCTGCTGTGATCCGCCGGACGATCGCCGGCCAGGTCATCGAGCCCAACGTCAAGGACCTGAGCCGCCGGACTGCCTCGTATACCGGCAATCGCTTCCAGCCTATCGAGAGGTCGACAGGCGAGCGCAACATCACCGACAAGCAGATGGAGAGCATGAAGATCGAGGACGCCGGCAAGATGTTGAATGGCGACCTGAACAAGATCAAGCTCGACAAGGCGGCCGATTACATCGGCACCTACTACATGTGGAACGGCATCCTGATGCCGGAGTACGACATGCGCGAACCGCACGCCATCTCCGACACCGAGGTCTACGTCAAACAGGCCGTGGCCCGCAAGCTGGCGCTCGCCGCGCGCGCCGGCTACGAGATCATGAGCGACCGCGTGGAAGATGCCGATTACATTCAGAATCGCATCAATGCTTTCGAGTTCGTCACCGAACGCAGTTTCGAGAGCTTCATCAAGGGCATCCTGCGCAACCTGTTCCTTTGTTCCAACTGCTTCCTGCTGAAGATCCGCAAGGAAGACGCTTCTCCGGTCAGCAAGAAGGAAGGCGGACGAGTCCCGGTCGCGGCCTACACGATCATCCCCGCCCACACCATGCATCCCTACTTGGAGAAGGGGAGAATCTCCAAGTGGCGTCGCATCTTCGATCACGGCATTCCCTGGATCGATTATCCGGTTGAAGACGTCATTCACCTGAAGTGGGACGTCAAGCCTGGTCACATCTTTGGGACGCCGCGTACCATCGCTGTCCGGGACGACATCTTTGCCCTGCGCCGGCTTGAAGAGAACATCGAGCTCCTGTTCATCAACCACCTGTTCCCGCTGTTCCATGTCCAGGTTGGTAATGAGAAGGCGCCTTGCACCTACGGTCCAGGCGGTGAGTCCGAGATCGATATGGTGCGCTTCCAGATCGAGAACATGCCCAAGGAGGGTGTGTTCGTTACTGACGAGCGTGTCACCGTCACCGCCGTCGGCGCCAATGGCAAGTCCCTCGACTTCAAGGCCCTGGTGGAGCACTTCAAATCACGGGTCTACATCGGCCTGGGCATGAGCGCCATCGACATGGGCGAAGGCGCCGACGCTACCCGCGCCACTGCCGACAACATCTCGCAGAATCTGAAGGATTCGATCAAGGCCGACCTCGACGAGCTGGCCGATCAGATCCGGATGCTTATCTTCAAGGAATGGTTCCAGGAGGCCAACTACTCCACCTCCGTGCAAAAGGGTGTGGCGCGCACCAAGCTCGCATTCCACGAACTCGATCTCGACAATCGGATCAAGGAAGAGACGCATGTGATGGCTCTCTTCAATTCCCACCTGCTCACCGAGACCGAAGCCCGCAAGCGGATGAATCTCAAACCGATGAGCAAGACTGGGCAGAACGATACCCATTTCACTCTTCATGTGCTGCGTCTCGAACGTGAGATCCAGAAGTACAAGACCGCATCGGCGATTGAGATCGGCGAGCAGGATGTGACGAACCAGAAGGCACTGGCCGGGACTCAGATGAAGCTGATGGAAGCCCAGGCCAAGCTGTCCGAGGTCAAGGCCGGCCACGAACAACAGAGTCTCGAAGCACAGGCGAAACATCTGCCTGTCATTGCCAAGGCGAAGGTCGCCGTGGCCAATGCCAGCTCGCGTCGGGCCACCAAGGGCACAGGCGCCGGCGCGCCGCGCGGAGGCACCGCCAAGAAGACCACCCAGACTGCCAAGGCCACTGCCAACAAGATGCGGCCAACCAACCAGCATGGCTCCAAACTGGGCCCAGGCAAGAACAGTGACAGCCTCATGGGTGACCTTTATGAAGGTCTGGTGCAGGGTCGGGAACGGTTGATTGCTGATGGTCTCAATGTGGATAAGAACTGGCGCAAAGCAAGCGGTCAGATCATCGATGAGGTCGTTGCGCGACTCAACCAGCGTGAAATCACCGATTCAGTTGGTGATTCCTATACTAGACAGGAACGAGCCGCCGGATTGAGTTCGTTGAAATCCGTGATTGCTGAAACTTCAGATCCTGAGCTTCTTTCTGTGCTTCTTCGAGCTGAATTGGAAGACGAGGTAGATGATGCCGAACTTCAGTACGCCATTGCCGATCGTGCAGCTTAACGGTCCTGGGATGCAAAGTTCCAGAGTGACCCCGCTGCAACAGGCACTTGCGCAGGATGCGTCCGTTCTGTTCCAGAACCACGCTTCGATCACCCCCATCCCGCAGGGAGGTCCCTTCCTGCTTGAGATTCCTCTCAACCGTTAATTAGTGGGGCGCCGGACCGAACTTCGTTACCCGGGCGACTAACTAACAGTTGGTTTTACATAAGGTAGGACATGCTGAGCGAACGCCGTTGGCTCAAGATCCACGACTTTCTGACGTTTCGTCCGAGCGCGGTTCTTGAGAACAAGAGATTCCTGTTCGAGTGCAAAGACTCGAAGTCCGAGACAGGCCACAGCCTGCTCGTTCGCGTGGATGCGACTCACGCCGGCATCGTGACTGGCAATCGCAAGTTCTACCGTCCCGATTGCATGCAGGACGCGGTTCAGACCTGGATTCCCAAAGGGGTCGCACCGCTTCCCGTTCTTCGGGGGCATGACAAAGAGGGCGATGTGCTGGGCCGGATTCGTGAGGCCAAGTACATCGACGACTCCTGGAAATACGCCAGGGACTTTCCGGTTCTGAAGGATTCAGTCTTCTACAACCGTGACGCGAAGGCCAGCAGCAAGTTCAACGTGTTCAAGACGGTGGACTGGATTCAAGACAACCTGGCGCGCGTGAAGGGTTACCAGGGCATCGGTCATATCGAACTGGGTTTGACCCTGACCAACCCTGAAGCGATTCAGAAGATACTCCGCGATGAGTATCTGTGCGTTTCGGCCGGTGCGATTACCGACTCGGCCACCTGCTCCGTTTGCCACACCGACTGGGCGTCGGAAGACAAGTGCGAACATCGCCCCGGTGAGATTGTAGACGGACGCATGGCCTTCCTGATCTCGGGAAGGTTCAAGTACAAGGAGCTCAGCTTCGTCAACTTCGGAGCCGATCCGTTTGCTCAGGTGAAGTCCTACGAATTGAAGGATTCGCTCGAGAAGATGTTCTTCCTTGGTCTGCCTATCGACGACCAACAGGTTGCTCTCGACAGGGGCCTCAAACTGACCGACAGTCTGTACGAATCGGACATCGTGATTGAATACGAGGAACCAAAGATGACGATTGATGTGGCCGTCGCACAACAGACTCTCAAGAGCCCCGAACTGACGGCAGCGCAGGCATTCGAACTCCAGGATCAACTTTCGGCCTGGGCACCTGAGTCAGATGAAGAGAAGACCTCCCGCCGCAGTTTGCAATCCACCCTCACCGCCAAGATCCGCAAGAACGGCTGGAAGAGGGAAGCGGCCGCAGCCGACCCTGCTGCGATTGAAGATGCCAGTCTGAACGCCGATCTCGCTGCGGTTCCCGCAGTAGTCGATGGCGCGCATGACGAGGCTGCCATTACGACAGCGGTTGCAGAAGCAACCGAGTGTGTGGACGGGATCTGCGACTGGTCAGGCTTCACATTGACCGACGAGGATCAAGCGTTCTTCGCCGATGAGCAGAAGGTCTACGACGAACTTTGCGTCGAGATGGACGCCGCGGTTACCGCCGGCGAGATCAAAGACGAACAGATCAAGGATGCCAAGCTGGATGCGGAAGCCCGCAAGAAGCTGGGTGGCAAGTCCTTCTGTGGCCCGAACCGCAGCTTCCCCGTTGAAGACTGCGCGCATCACACCGCAGCCCTCCGGCTGCTCGGCCGGGCCAAGATCAGCGACGGCGCCAAGGAGAAGATCCGGGCCTGCGTTGAGAGAAAGGGCAAGACATTGAAGTGCTCCACGGCCACCAAGACCGAGGACGGCATCGGCGGGCAGACTGCTGAGACCGTGACGATCAGCGACGAACTCACCGCTCTGGCCACCGGCCTGAAGCTGTTCGATGCCGATGACGCCGACAAGGACACACGGGCCGCAGAGGTCAAGGAGATTCTTGGCCACTACGAATGCCTGGACAAGCACCACAAGGCGGCGGCCTCCGACAAGCACGGGCTGCAGTACAAGATGGAGGATCTTCACAGCGCCCTGGGCGAACGGTGGAACAAGGACCGTTATGTCGAGTGGGCCAAGAAGTACCTCACCGAGAACATCAAGGATTCGTTGCTCATCACCAAGGACGAGCTGGCCGAGAAGGATGACGCCGTCCTGGGTCTGACCGATGAGCTGGCAACGATCAAGACAACGGTCGCTTCCAAGGATCGCATCCTCGCCGCTGTCCTCAACGATTCGAAGGCCAGCCTGGCAACCACCCTGGTGATGCACAACTGTCTGCGGAAGAAGGACGGCTATGTCGGCCTCAACCCCACGCAGATCCAGGACAAGATTGCCGAGTTCGCCAAACGCCATATCCAGAGTCTGAAAGACGCTGTGACCGATCTTTTCGCCGAGCTGCAATGGAACACCGCGGCCGAACCGGGGAAAGCT